CTGATCCAGTCACAACGCCCGAGCCTTGAGTCACCGATACTGTGCCTACGATCTGATTAATGCTGGAGCGGTAAACACATGAAACGGTTTGCCCGTCAAACTGGAAGAACATTCCATTTTGATTGTCAAAGAAACCGATCTTGTTCGCCGAGCCGTACCAGCTGTAAGGTGTAACGTGCGGAATGTTCGGCACAGTTGAAGTGGCCGTTGCGGCACTAGGTACTGAAGCCGCCGTATATGTGAATGTCAGCGTGCTGGGCACAGTGGCAATTTGAAAGATACCGTTGTAGGCGCTTTGATCATAGCCTGTCACTTGAACATAAGTGCCTACGGTCAAGTTGTGCGGAGTCTTGGTCGTAGCCGTTACGGTCGTACCTGACGAAGTCAAAACGGGCAATTGAATCTGAGGTTTTAGAATTGTGCCGGTGCTGAACTGAATACCCTTGCCTGACTGGTAGCGGAAGTAGCGGCGGGTTTGACGCGCCAACGATGCGTTAGGAATAGACGCGCCCACCGTGAAGTTGACCGAACCGTCATATGCGTGACAGTCAACCCAACCGTGCGGACGAGCGTATAAGTTCGTTTGACCAGCGGTATTGCCGATCGTACCAGTGGGCGTGCCCACCGCCACGGCGGAATATGTGAAAGTTGTTGCAGTTGGCGTGGTCGCCACGAGGAATGCACCGTTGGGCGCGTTGGTGCTGGCGGTCAAGCCAACCATGTAAATATAAGAACCAGCTGACAGCCCGTGCGGATTGGTCGTTGTCACGGTGATAGTGGTGCCTGAGTAAGTCACCGCCGTCGTTCCCGTCAAGGCGATGCCGCAGTTGGAGTAGAAGTAACCTTGGTAAACGTAAGTGCTCGTCGCTGACCAGCATGTTGCGGTGGTCGTAGCCGTTGACATCTGTACGGTGAAAGATGTTCCGCCGCTCACGCCTGACGTCACATAGCCCCAGCCGGAAGCGTTGGGGTCAAGCGCGTCTTGAATGAAGATGGGCGAACCCGTGGCCACCGTTACATTCGAGCTGGTGCCGATGACCAACTGGTAGGTGTTGCTTTGATTACCCGTAATTGAAGTAACGGGCAGCGCGGTGTTGGTGAAGTAATAAACCGACTGACGATTTTGTTGAAGCGTAATCTGTTCCCACTTGGTGGTTTGTTGGCCGTACTCAAAGTCGGTGTCGATCAGCGACTGGGGAGAGCTTACGCGCTGTTTGTCAACGGCATCATAAGCGCCTGAGCGCTGATTCTGCTGAGTACGCAGTTGGGCTTCCGCTTGAGTGGTGGAAGTTGAATAAGTTGTCAATAATGCCATTGAACGCTCCTAGTGTTTACATTGCATAAGGGTTGACTCGTCGCGGTTGCGTCTCATCAATATAATCGTCGCTGTTGTCGGGTATGTAGTCAATGGTGATGAACCCCATGTCCCTCAACATCCTGAGCGCCTGAGTCATCGCGTCAACAAGGTCGTCGTGGCGCACTTCGGGGAACGAACACATCTGGTTGATCAGCGGCTCGGCCCAGTCACGCGCGCAACCTTCATTCAGCGTTGATTCAGGCACGTAAAGTCTTCCACGCTGAATTATAGGTGCAACAATGTTCAATCGCATAGTTTTATCTGCGTTTCCTGGATTGTAAGAGCGAACGGGCACGCCCGCCACCCTCAAATCCTGCAACAGTGATATGCCCGCCGACTTGTCTTCGATGAGCACCATGTCGACCTTCTTGCCCTTGCCGAACTCATTCGGGTCGCCGTAAATCTGCGTTGACTCCTCGGTGACACGCGGTCTGAGGTCGGGGTATTGAAGGTGCTCGGTCCAGCAGTCAATCAACATCACGCTCATGGGCTTGTCGGGCGAGGGCTTGAACACGCCTAGCACTACGCAAGCGGTGGGATCGTTGTGGGTCTTGTCGCTGGTAGCGCAATCGTACGATTGAACCACGTATTCAAATTGAGGCAGCGGCTTGTCCACGTCCCAGAGCTTGAACCAGTTGCGCTTGACGATGCCGGACTCTTCAGGGTCAATAATCTCCGCATAGATCTCTTGGCGGCCGAGCGTTGTGCCTTCGTATTGCAAAATGTTCTCGCGGAACTTGGGCGCGAGGTTGTCGATGTTGTCGTAGGTGCTGGCCTTGACATAGCAAACGTCTTTACCGTCGCGGTCAACTAAGTCAATGATGAGCGGCTTGGGCTTGGGCGTAGAAGTACAGACCAGTTTGGGCGTCTGTCCGAGCCTCATGCCGAACTGAATCATGTCCCATGCGTCGTCAAGGTAATCCCACGCCGCCAACTCGTCAAGCCACCCGCCGTGGAACTGCGGACCACGGAAGCGCGAAGGCTCTGAAGCCGGTATGCCTTTGATGATAGACCCGTTGATCAGCGTCAGCTCGCTGATAGAGCTCTTGTAAGACTCGATGATGCTCTGGGGTACGACGTTCATCAGACCGGAGTCACCTTCAAAGCACACGTCCCGCACGTCGGAGTAGGTTGGCGCCGACACTAGCCATCGGCTCTTGGGCACGCACCACGCCTGCCACCAGATCCACTCGGCCGCACAACGGGTCTTGCCCGCGCCGCGTCCTGCCAGCAGTAGCCACGTGCTCCACCAGTCTCCCGCCGGTTCAATTTGATGATTAGCCGCTTTGCTGAGCCAGAGCGTGCGCGCCTTGGTCGCGTCTTTTTCGTAAAGCGGCAGCGCGTTAAGGCTCGGACCTTTCTTGGTACGGGTCTCAATGATGCGGGCGACCACGTCTTGCATCAGGCTTCTTTCTGACGCGCTTGCAGTATCTCGGCCATCAAGTCGCGAGCAAACGCCGTAGCGTCGCCTTGAATTTGGATCTCCGCACCATCGGGTCCAGATATCTCTGTGGCTTGAATGGCTTTACCGTCGAGTCGGTCAATCACTTCTTTAATCGCCCAAGACTCTCCGGCTTCGGCTTCATCAAGCAGCTTCTCGGCAATTTTGCGCAGCTTTTCGGGTTTCGCATGAAGAATGCGTCTCAATTGATACACAAACGCGCCGCGCTTTTGGGCGTTTGTATTACCAATCATGCTCTCAGCGGGAGCGCCAACTTTTTTAGTTGCCATAACGAATCCTAAATACAGAATAGAAAACAACTTTTAAACGAATTATGCCTGACTTTTCAATTCGACGCAAACCACCGGTTATTCCCCACTGTCATACAGTTCTATCACACGCTCAACCCACTGTCACACGGCTCTCGTTGGTTCCGTTGGTTCCCGTCCATTCCCGTACGTTCCACAGAACCGGAACCAACGGAATCGTGGCAAAGAAACATTCATGTTCTTTGCACGTAGATTCAGCCTTTTTTCGGTCGATCAACGGTTCTATTCTCGTTCGTTCGTTCCGTTTATTCCCTAAGGGAACCATCGACGAAATCTTCACTTTTACCTAGGCACCCAATTTTTCTTCAGACGGTAGAAAGCGGTCTGTCGATTGTTCAAATTCAACCGCTTTCTCTCCTCAATATCGGTGATTGCGTACGGTTCGATGGTTCCGTTGGAGGTGAGCAAATCAAAGGCCGCTTTGAACCGTTGGTTCCCGCCGCGCACTTCCTGTTTGATCATTTCGCGGGTGACGGGCATGCCCCCGATTGACAGATTGTAAAGCGCTTGAGCCACATCATTGGCGGTGTTTTCATTGTTGGTCTCTTCGCGCATCTCTTTGCGCTCTTCCGAATTTGACTCAAAAAACTCGGCGGTGTAGTAATTGGCGTCGGGGTTTTTCTCGCCGTAACGGTTAATCGCCTCGGCGCGGTGTTTGTGCAGCACGTTGCGTATTTCGGTAATGACGGGGTCAAAGCGGCGCTTGCCGGTGGCCATAATGCGGCCTTCAAGGTTGTCATCTTCAAAAATATAGGCCGTGCCGTTGACGTCCGCTTCCCATGCGTTGGCGCCCCGCGCCGACATGTGCTCCACCATTTGCTCACGGTTGTTGGCCTTGCTCGTATGGCCCGCAATCCACACGGGCATCAACCGCTTGACCCAGAACTCCGTCTTCACGATAGAAACGGCTTTGGCCGCTTCGGAGTTGTTGTTCTCTTCATCTATACTGAAACTGGCCGAAGCCGTATCAAACACGATGAGCGGCGGTATCTCTTTGCCGTCAATCACGTTCACGTACTCGGCGCACATTTCCGCTAGGTACTGAATGGCTTGCGCGGTCATGCGGTGGGTGTTGATAACTTTAAACCACTCGGCCCACTCCTCATCGGGGAACTTGAACTCGCGCGAGTGGTGCTTCTTCATGCCGAACACCAGCCGCTGAATCTGGTTTGAGTCTTCGGTGAGGTAGATAACTTTGCGGCGGTGGCGCGGGGTGAGGAAGTTCTCTTCCGTCAGGTGCGCAATATTCAGCGTGAGCGGTACGATTGTGCTTGACTTGCCGCGCCCTGTGGCGCCCGCAATCATCGTAACGCCCTCGCCTATGAACCCATCCACCACCCAGTCGGGCTCAATCAGGTGCTCAAAGTTGAGGTCAACAAAGGCGAAGAGCTTGCCGTAGTCAGCTGAGGCGGGGGGCTCTTTGGCGCTCATCACTTTTTCGGCGGCGCTGTTGGGCTTGTACCCGTTCTGCATCGCGTGA